CGCCATAGGTGCTCAGGCTGTAGTCGGCGGTGGGCATCGTCTGCTCGACGTTGTCTTCGTCGTCGTACTTGATGCTGGTCACGCTCGCCACCGGCGGCATCGGCAGGTCAATGAAGTCATCCGTCGGGAAAACGTCCAGTACCGCTTCCAGTGTCTGCGCCGCCAGCGCCCGGCCTGTGTAGTGCTCGGCGAACTCTCGCGCGCTCGTGATCAGCGTAGCGATCAGGCCGTCGTGCGGATGGCTGCCGCCGATGTCGTCCAGCCGCAGGTGCAGCTTCGCCTCGGCCAGCGAGACCGGCTCGGCGGTGACGGCGGTGATGATCGTGTGGTCCATTGGATCGTCCTAGGTAAAGCGCCCGCACGGGGCGCTTTACGCAGGAGGCGGCGCGCGGCCGCCTTCAGGATCAAACCGATACCGGGCTGAGGCCGCGCTTCGGATAGAGGTCGTTGAGTTGATCGCGCATGGCGAGTCCTTTACGTGAGCGACGCGGCGTAGGCCACCGCGTCGGGATGGGAATCGACTTGGCCGCTGGCCACGCCCTGCGCGAGCAGGTCGGGCGGCAGTTCGACCACGTCGTCGATGGCGCCGAAGGCACCAGACGCCAGCACCCGGGCCTTGATCAACTCGGGTGCCGACGCTGGCGATGGTGTCGGCGTTGCCGCCGGTTTAGGTGTGGCGGCTGGTGTTGCTGCCGGAGTGTGCTTTGCCATGGCTTTTCTTTCGTGCATGAAAAAGGGCGCTACATCGAGCGCCCTTGTGTGAAGTTTTCCGCCTCTATCGCGCGGCCAGCGCCTTTGCGAACGTCATCACAACATCATCAGTCCATTCTGACTTCGCCATGTTGTATATCCAGCAGACAACACGACAGTTGTCTTGCGTGTATCCGAGCTTGCAATCGATGCGGTCAACTGATGGTGCCCATGGATGAAAGCGAGAGCCGGGAGGCTTTGACAATTCAAGCGGTATATCAGTTACTTCGCATGCGCCAGCTTCCAGCCGTTGCGCCAGCCACTCATGCGTCAGATCGAACCCACAGCCCATCTTGCCGGCGCGCGCTCGAATCCAGACCAATAAACGACCTGCTCTGTGCCAAGGCAAAGAATCACTTTTTCGCTTCTGGGTCTCGCGGTATGTGAGCCACTTTTCCTTATTCTCAAGGTAGTAGCGTTGCTTCGCGCTTGCATCCGCATCAGATGCTTCTGGCACCTTCAACCTCGCCCTGCGCACATCCTGAAGATGAGAGGCGTGCTTCGCATAGTGCGCTTGGCCTTTCGCAGAATTGCACGCCCGACATAGGTACGTCCTACTCCTAACAAGCCCCTCAGACCAGTTTTCTCCAGCCTCCAGCAAGACGCCACACGCGCGACAAGTTCGATTGGTTGACATGCGGATACCCTTTCATAAAAGATATCCGCATTATGCCGTGAAACACTATCAGTGTGCGCCGTTATGTGGCCGAATTTGCATAATGTTTGACAGCCGACGTGTCGACCAAGTTGCCGCCGGTGCGCATCCAGCCGCAGAAGCCGACCTGGCCGTTCAGCGCGAAGGCCGAGTCATCGAAGCGGCGCATGATGACGCTGTCCTTGATGTCGCGGATCTTGTACTGCGACAGGTCACCGAAGGCGATCGACTTCGCGTTCGCGGCCATGACAGCCACGTCGTCGTTCGTCGTCACCGGGTGGCCGAGCAGCATGTCCGGCGCGCCCGCGGTGATGGCCGGCTGCCAGATCGGCTGACCGGTGGAGTCTTTGATCTTGGACACGATGGCGACGGACAGGTCGTTCATCATCCACTTGCCGTTCTGCCGATAGGCGCGGTTCACCGAGTGCTTCAGGTCCACGAGGTCGTCGTAGATCACCGTCAGCGTCTGGCCGGTGGTGCCGGTCTTGCCGGCGCTGGTGCGCGCCATCAGGCCGTAGGGCTTGCTGGAGCCGTCGCCCGTGGTGTAGTGGGTGTTCGTGATCCGACCCAGGCGAGTGGCCAGGCGATTCACCACGAAGGCCACCACGTCGACGGCGCTGTCGGAGATCAACTGCCACGGCAGCGCGATCTTCTTGGAGCTGTACATGAACGGGTTCAGCGCCACCGTGCCGAAGGTAATGTCCGCGCCGGTCGCGGCACCGTTCTCCGCGACGATCTCGCCCGTCTCGGCGGTGCCGTCCGACGTGGGGAAGTTCCACGGATTGCCGCCTTCGGTGGTGATGATCTCGGCGACGTCGCGCATGCCGCCGTAGGCCTTCAGGGCGTCGATCACCATGGCCGAGACCTCGGACGGCACGGTGTAGCCGCCTTCCGTGGTGGTCGTGGTGGACATCGCGTTGCGGATCGCGATGGCCTGCTCCGCGGTCACGTTGTTGCCGTGGCGCAGGTACAGGGCCACGGCCTGCATCGCGTCGATCTCCAGCGGGTCCTTGCCGGACTTGGCCGCGCGCTTGCGGGCTTCTTCGCTGGCATCGTTGAAGAAGTTCTCGGCTTCCAGTTCGCGCATCTGCTCCAGCCGCTTGATGCCGGCCTTCGCCTCTTCGATCTGGTTGATGAAGCCGTCGTACTGACCCTGTTCGTCGGCGGACCAGCTTTCGCCGCCCTTCGACTCGATCATGTTCTTGGCTTGTTTCGCGAGCGCTTCGATCTTCTCGCGCAGGGCTTGGATCGTCATTTCTGACCTTTCAAAAGAAAAGGCGCCGACCGGGCGCCCAGCGGTTTGCAGCGCGAGAAGCGCTATGCAAGCAGCAGCCGCAGCCGATTGGCGTTGGCGGTGGACATGAAAAAACCCGCCGCGGCGGGTTCTTCGTTCTGTTTGGTTGCGGGGTCGTCGGTCTGCATCTTCATCGGCTTCATCGGCTTCTTCTTGTTTTCAGGCGCCGCGGTATCCGCCAGCCATGTTTCGATCAGCGCGATCTCTCCAGCCTGCGCGGCAATGATGGCTTCCGCCAAGCCGCGCACCTTTTCGCTGGCGGCGTTGGGGAGAATTGCGCGCGCCATCTCTATGGCCATTTCGTGGTGAGGGATCATGTCCTGCAGGAATTTCTTTTCCTGCTCCGACAGATCGGCGGTGTCGTCGGACTCGTTGCGCAGCAGCGCGGCCGGCGCGTTGCCGAAGGCGGCGAGGTTCCAGGTGTTCTTCGTCTTCTTGTCGGCGGTCAGCACGCGGTCCACGAAGCCGTGCTCTTTCGCCTCGGCCGCGGTGAACCACGTCTCCGCGTCCATCCAGGCCATGACCTGCTCGTCCTTCTGGCCGGTCTTGGCGATGTAGTCGTTCACGATCGCGCCGTCGATCTTCTCCAGCGTGTCAGCCGTCTCGCGCAGCTCGCCTTTGTTCCCGAAGGCGATCGTCATGGCGTTGTGGATCATGAAGAACGCGCCCTCGGCCATCACCACCTCGTCGCACGCGAGCGCGATGCTGGTCGCGGCGCTGGCGCACAGGCTGTCGATGTGGGCGACCTTCTTGCCGCCGAACCGGCGCAGGGCGGCCATGATGGCGCGGCCCTCGAACACGTCACCGCCGGGAGAGTTGATGTGCACGTTCAGCGTCTTGGCGTCACCCGCCTGGGCGATCGCGTCAATCACCGCCATGGCGCTGACGCCCCAATCGGCGCTGATCACGTCGTAGATGTAGAGCGTGGCTTCGCCCTCGTTCTTCACCAGGTTCACGGGCTGCTTCGCCCGCGTGGCGTTGTCACGCAGTAGCTGGAGGATCTTCATTGGGGGTGCCTTTCTGCACGTCGCGCGGATCGAAAATCTTGTCGCCGCCGTCGATGGGCGGGAGACCCTTGCGCTTGCGGATCTCGTTCACCGTCTCCCAACCCTGGCCTGTGCCGGGGCCGCCAAGAGCGGCGCGGTTGTAGTCGGCCTGCGCCTTGCTGTCGCCTTCGATCAGGTCGCTCAGATCGAATCGCACAAACTTGCCGGTGTCACGCGGAAAGAGCTTGCGATTCAACTCCTGCTCCAGGCGCTTCAGGTGCAGCCGCAGCGTGTGCATCACGAAGTCACGCGCCTGCTGCTCGTAGCCGGCGCCGACCGCCGAACTGCCCGACGTCTCGCCGATCATGTGCGGCGGCACGCCGAACGCCCGTGCGATGTCGACCACCTGGAACTTGCGCGCCTCCAGGAGCTGTGCGTCCTCTGCCGACAGGCTGATTTCCTTGGCGTCGACCCCTTCGGTCAGCACCAACGGCAGGCGGTGGGCGTTGTCCATCCCCGAGTACTTCGCAACGAAGGCGGCACGGAGCTGGTCTTGCTGCTCCGGGCTCATCTTGGCCGCCGCCCTCAGGATGATCGAAGGGTGCGCGCCATTGGCGAAGAACTTCCCGCTGTATTCATCCATCGCGAGGGCGTTGCCGATGGCGTTCTTCGCTCCGTAGGAGATCACGCTCATCGACCGCATCGTCATCATGTCGAAGCCGTGGCCGGGGAAGTGCAGCACGTCCCACGGATCAAGCCAGGTCTTGATCCCCATCTCCGGCAGGTCGATGTAGTAGCGCACCGCGCCCCCGTAGCGCCTGGGCGTGACGGCCGACCATGGCAGCGGCATCAGGTCCGAGATGGCACCGCTCAGGCGGCGCCGAATCCAGGTGAAGCCGTCGCCCCGCAGCAATTGTTCGCTGACCTTGTTGTCCCAATGGCTGGTCGCCGTGAACTCCGCATGCGGCTGTTCGTTGAGCAGGTACCAGAGGGCGTCGCGCGGTAGCTTGACTTCCGTATCGCCCTCGATCTTCAGCACGTCAAGGCGCAGCGTCGAGATAGCCCCTGCGATCTTCTGCCGGCACGCATGGACGGCAGACACGCGCTGCGCGGACAGAGGTGTCACCGAGATGCCAGAAGCGCCAGGCGTCACGCCGAACGCATCGAGAATCGACGAGGCGTAGGTCACGCTCGCCTCGTTGGCTACGTGCAGGCGCGGCTCTCCCCGCTGCCGGGTGAACACGTCGGCAAGGCGAGAGAGAAAGCTCATAATTCAACGAACCCCTGAGTTATGGACGCCTCGCCGCCGTCGGCCGCAGTCGCCATGCCCACCGCCATCAGAAGTGCAACCATGTCGTCGATCTTGTCCGGCGCCTTCTTCTTGTCCGGCGCCGTGTTCATGTTCGCGTCTCTGCGCGCGACCAGGTTGGACGCGCACCAGTTCAGCACCGGGTCATTTCCGTGCCGCAGGTTGCCGGCCATGTACGCCAGCTCGAGCGCCTGCATCGCCGGGTGGTAGCTGCGCGGCCCCTGTATGAATGCTTCCATCGGCAGGTTGGCCGCCTTCAGCTTCGTCACGAGCTGCTTGGCGTTCCAGTCGTCGTACCCGATGACCTGGATGTTGAAGCGCAGCTTCGCGTCCGTGATGCACTTCTGCACCGCGTCGTAATCCGTCACCTCGTCGCCGGCCTGGATCAGCTTCTCGGCCTGCACCCACGCTTGGTACGGCACCAGCCCGCGTTCGGTGCGGCGGTGCACCGCGGCAGCCGGAACGAACCGCCAGCCGTGCGTGTACCAGATGTTCTCCACCAGCCAGGCCAGCCGGAACGAGGTCAGGTCGCTGGTGCTGCCCAGGTCCAGCCCGCCATAGCACGGGAACTGCTCCAGCCAGTCCAGGTCGACGGCGCCGCCGCAGGCCTTCCACTTCACCACGTTGACCCAGCCGCCGGACACCGACGAAGGCCGGTTCAGACGCTTGATCTTGAACTCGGCGTGCCGGCCCGGCATCTGCTTGGCCTCGATCGCCTCCTTCTTGATCTCCTTGAGCAGCAGCGGGTTGACGTCCATCAGCGGGTTGGCCTTGATCCAGGCCGACTCGTCGAAGTCGTCATCCCCCTTGATCCCGGCGTCCTTGTCCTCGTCGTCGACCGCGTAGTAGACGACGAGGAAGTGATCCGCCTCGACCATTCCCAGCAGCACCTGCTTGGCGAAGTGCCGCAGCTCCGGCCACGGCCCCGGCGATTCGTAGCCCTCGGTCGTCGTGAACAGGAACAGCGGGTTCGCCCGCGCGCCGGCCGCCGACTTGATGACGTTCAGCAGGTCGTGCGTCTTGTGGGCGTGGATCTCGTCCAGGATCGAACACGAGGGGTTCAGCCCGTCCTGCGTGCTCGCCTTGCTGTTGATCGGCTTGAACGTCCCCCCGTTGCCGTAGCTGGCGATCGCATTGGCGAACGGCTCCAGCAGGAACGCTTCCCGCAGGTCGCTGGTGCGCTCGGCCATCTTCTTGGCGATGTCGAACACAATGCGGGCCTGCTTGCCCGTCGTCGCGCCCGAGATCACCTGCGGCCCGTTCTCCCCCTCGCAGGTCTGGCAGTACAACCCGATGGCCGCCGCCACCGTGCTCTTCGCGTTCTTCCTCGCGATCGCCTTCAGCGCGGTCGTGAACCGCCTCGTCCCATCGTGGTTGCGGAACCCGAACAGGTTGACGATGAAGAAGACGTCCGACTCGTGCAGTCGAATCGTCTTCTGCTCCGTGCCGTCCGGGTTCTTCCAGGTGCCCTCGACGTGCGGCAGCTTCTCAATGAAGTCGCACGGATCGCCCGCGTGCCATGGGTCGAACCTGAATTGCGCGTCTTTCGCCGCCGCCCGCTCCAGATCCCGCAGGAACCGGCGAGCCGCGAGCCGCATCCACCGCCCGAAAACCGCCCGATTCTTCTCGTTCGCCGCCCTGGTCGCGTACCTCTTGGCGATCGCGACGTAATCACGCGGCCACAGAGGGGCGCCCGTTGCGCGCGAACTTGTTGCCGTCGGGTTCTTTGCCAACTGGTTTCACCTTGCCCTGCGCGACCGGCGTAAGGCCGAAGTCGTTGATCAGGTTGCGGTACTGCGCCACCATGTGCCCGGTCGGCGACTCGCCGGCCGCGAACAGTTGGACGATCTTCCCGTGCAGCGCGCACAGCACGCCGAGTGCGGACAGCCCGCCGTCCGTCAGCAGTTTGTTCGCCACGAGGATCGGAGCCAGGCGCCGCCACTCCCTCGACGCATGGGCGTTCGGCAGCCAGTCCGGCGGCTTCGGCACATCCGCCACGAGCGGCAAATCGACCGCCTTGACCGGCTTTCGGTCCTTGCGCTCGGTCCCGGCGACGACCTTGAGGGCCGCCGGCTTCTTCCCTGGTCCTGGCATATGCA